TCTTTCAGGATCTGTTTGGCATAGACTTTCTTGCCGCCGATTTCATATCGACCAGCAACATTCTTCCACAGACCTGCTGCCTCACCGAGCTCAAGCAATCCATAGTGTTGTTCCAGACCACGCTCATCAAAGAACAGTCTTGTTTCAATCTTGGAACCCTCTCGGGTCAGACGAGACTTTTTAGCCTCGCATTTGATAATGTTTCCGATGAGTACCGTTCCATCTTTCTCCTTTTTCTTTCCGAGATAAACGATTGTAGAGGCGGAATATTTGAGACCACTTCCTCCTCCCATTTCCTTTGTAGGAACGTAAGCGCCGACGACATCATAGGTGTGATTGGTAACCAACATTGGTATATTAGCCTTNNCCAAGCTTGAGTGTAAGGATTCTGAAGCAAGACTTAATAAGTTGTGCCTTGGTCATGTCGCGAACGTTCTTGTCGTTCGACGCATCCTCAACCTCTTTGTTGGTGGCTAGCATACCAAGAGAGTCTAACACAAACATCAGGGGTTTGCGATCCTCTTTGGGCGTTTCACAATATTTGTCGATGATCCTGACTGCCTGGGTTCTGAACTCCTCCACTGTATTGACAGGGAAGATTACCATACGCTTGGCATCAATGCCACGACTCTCGATCATCTGCTTACTAATGGCAGACTCGGTTTCAAAATATAGGACGCCAGCGTCAGGGTCAGCATCAAGGAAAGAGCGAACGACAGAGAGGCAAAAGAAAGTCTTTCCCGTGCCTGATTCTCCTGCCAAGGCAGTGATTTTGTTGGAAGGAATGCCTCCAAAAATCGAACCACTAACAAGGGCATTAAAGATATAACTACCAGTATCAACAAAAGTTTCAACATCACCAGCAGCGATGCCGTCAGATGCACGAGAAGCAAATTCATTTTTAGTGTCCTTCAGGACGGATGATAAAAAGTCCATAATCAAAAGAATGATAGTAGTGAAATAGTTTTCTCGGAGTCCCAACCGATACAGTTTAGCACATTCTTGAGAGGTTCGTAGAATGACTTCTCGAACTGCAATTTGTGGTCGATGTACTTCTCGATCTGGAACTCGGTAGGGATCCTACCCATGAAAGAGATAGTGTTCTCCATGATAGGGTTCGGAACTTTCAAGTACAAGAACTTGATCTTCTCACCCTCTTGGATCAGTGCATGTTTGTGCGTGATCTTATGTTTCTTGAGATACCAGTTGTAAAGCAAGGCACCTCGCACATGAATTGGTGTGCCCTTCTCGTAGATATCATGACGAGAACTATACTTACCAAGGTTATTACAACCACGAGGGAATGCAATGTCTTGATAGTCTTGCTTCTTTGTTTCTTCTCTTACCTCATCGATGAAGTCAATAACATCATCGTTACTACCATTGATAATGATAGTATATGCTTTGAGAAGTTTGTCTCGGAAGAACGCAGGAGTAGATGAACGTGCCGTCTCCATACCACAGATCTTCATCTTTGGTTCAGAGTAACGAACACCCTCACTGTCCCAGACATTGAGGATATATCGTTTCTTGGCGGTCCAGATACCCTTGGAAGCGATGTTCTCCCGCTTCATCTTCATCTTCTGCGCGTATGCCCGAACATAAGTGGCGAGCTCTTGGTAAGAACTTTCAATAAACTTCTCAAATTCCACCTCACACACCTTGTTAAGGAACCCAACAATGACTTCATCATCTGCCTCTCGTCCCTTGAATACCTCTTGCACCAGAGGACCCAAGTTAAGGTACATAGAATCGGTGTCGCAAGCAATAACGTAATCAACATCATTTGTCTTCAGAATATTGTTCAAGTATGCATTGGTCTTGTTACTAATCCAACGAATAGACAACTGACCTGATAGTGTGATTGCTTCTGCAATCTCCAAACGATAGTATCGGAAGTGTTCATTACCGATAGCACCATAAGCACTGTTCAATTGAATCTTACGTGCCATCTGGATGTTGTTACAGCGAGAGATTTCTTTCTGCAATGCAACCGTTGGATTCTTCTCATACTCCTGCTTGGCAGCGAGCATCTTCTTCTTGTAGATGGTTCGTTCTTGGTAGATCTTCTCCATCAACTTGGGAAGAAACCCCTGCTTACTAGTGTCGTAGAGCGTACCATTGGCACACAGAGTCTGACCACGCAGGTCAGAAGTATCTACCTCTTGATTCAGTAGTCTCTCAACGTTTGCGCTAGGGTGACGATGCCTCTGTAGCGTCTCTGGCGAGAGGTTGTACTGCATAATGAGGTGAGGGTATAGGGAGTTGAGGTCAAAAGAGACCACCCAGTCATATATGCCTGGCACAGGTTCCTTAACATAGGCACCAGCATACTTGTCACTCTTTGTGTTGGCATGTTTAGGGGGGATTGCAATGTTCTGACGAGCAAGATAGACATAGATGATGTTGTCCCACATTCTTACCTGTGAGTACACATCCTCAAAGTTCACTTTGGCATCGTATGCCATGGTGATAGCAAGTTCTAGGAGTTTCATCTTGTCATCCAACCTGTCAACCAGGCGAACGTCAATGATGTTGTACTCTACAAACTTCTGCCAGTCTTTAGTATAGAACTCTCGGAAGGTATCATACTCACTGTGGTCTAGTTTCTTCTGCCCTAGTTCCACAAATGCAATGTGGTCCAGTCGATATGACTCCTGGTTGGTGTAAGTGAACTTACGATACAACTCAAGATAGTCTAGTGTTGCAACACCAGTGATGTCATATGCAATCTGCTCCCTACCTTTGATGAAGATCTTGCGTTGATAGATGTTCTTCCAAGGCGACAAGATCTTTGCAGATCCTGCACCAAGGATACGCTCAACGCGACCTACAATATAGGGCATATCGAACAACTGTACGTTCCACCCCGTAATAACATCGGGACAGTTTGCCTGCCAGTCATGCAGGAATGCCTTCAGCAGACCTTCTTCGGTCTGGAAGTGCATGTAGTTCACGTCCTTCTCTGTGCTTACAAAGGGACGTGAACCATATACAGTAATCTTGCCAGTTGTGGAATCTTTAATACTAATGAGTAGAATTTCTTGGTCAGCAGACGCGATGTCTGGGAAACCATTTTCAGCACCAGTCTCGATGTCAAGAGTGAAGACTCGGATCTTGCTCATGTCCCACTTCATATCCTCTTCAGGGTACGTCTCGAAGATGTACTGATTGAGGAAGCGAGTCTGACCACAGATCTCGAAGTCAGGAAGTTCTTTATGAGTCTCAATGAACTCTTTAGCGTCCCTGATAGTGCCCTGCTTGACAGGGCGGACGTTCCTACCGTCTAGTGTCTTCCAGTTTTCCTTCTTTTGGGAAGGAAGATACAGTGTAGGATTGAACTTGACACGATCTTCAAAGGGTAGTCCATGATCATAACCACGAACTAGGATCGTGTTACCCGTCTGTTCGACACTGGTGTAAAACTTCATTCAGATTTCATTTCGTAATAAAGCGATGCGGTTTTGCCATCAGGTTCAGCAATCAAAGTGATGTCTGAAGATCTGACCGCCAACTCACGTTCATCGGAGTAAGGTGGGAAGGACGTGAGACCGTCTTCCGTCACCTCATAGGGGTATTTTAGCACACAATCGGGATCTCCGAACTCAACGCCAGGGATCTCTTCAACTTCGCTGACCAACCAGCGATTCTCAAACCGAAGCAGCTTCAGCATCAGGCACCTCCGTAGCATCAGAAGCAACGAAACCAGTATCTGCAGCAGCTGCATACTGCGCCTCTTCTACAGCGACTGCTTGAGCAACTGTCTGTGCATATGCTTGCTCAAGACCAGCATCAACACTGCCTACAGCAAGGACAGCAGCGAAAGGAATCTTGAACTGGGTGTCGGCAGAGTAGGGCAACCACTTGTTAAAGCGGACCTGAACATCTTGACCATTGGGACCAGGTTCTTCAGACTTTTCGATCTGCAGAGTATAAGGACGGATCATGACAAGACATACGGGCTTGCCATCTTCTTTGTTTTCCTCCCGAACTTCTTGGAGATCACAGATGATCTTCTCTCCAGTAGCATTGAGGACTACAATAGCGTTTGCCATAACGGAAAAATAGTGAACGACTTAATTTTACCACAAAAAAATGGGGGCGTCAACTGGATTTTGCCAGTTGCCCCCGTGCGGCGACGATATGAAATTATTTATTCGAGTAACAACTCTTTATTGCCAGAGATATCATAAACAATCTTACGCTGATGTTCTGGAATGTATCTGTTCAGTTGAACTACTAGCATTCCATCTACGAACGAGACTTGATCGACTTTAACATCGTCCGAGAGTTGCCACGTATTGACAAAGGATCGTCTCGATACTCCACGGTGGAGATATTGGACATCAGGATCTCTTTTCGCATCTTTGGTGGCAACTTTGAGAAGGTTCGATTCTGTAGAGACTTCGATCTCCTCTGGTTTAAATCCTGCCAAAGCAATTTCAATAGTAAACTTACTGTTGTCATGCTTGATTAAGTTGTAGGGCGGGTAGTTAGTATTATGTGAGGTCATACTATCTAGGCGATGAAAAATATCATCGAGCCCAACAAAGTGAGGGGAATATACATCCCAGGCGTATTTGTTCATGAGTAACTCCTATTAGTAGCGAGTGTTTTTGTGTGGACCCCGAAGGCATCCTTTGGCGTAAAAGGGGGACCTAGGTCCCACACCTTCTACACTACTAATTATAAGAGCACATAAAAAAAGTGTGGTAGTATTTACCACACTTTTAAAGATTGGTTGTCTACACTTCGGTCTTCTTACGTCCGATATTATACTTGGACTCAAGAATCCAGTCATCCTTATCTTTAAATGACAGCACTTTAATCTGATTGAGAGGAGCAATGTCTTCAATACGCTCTGCTTCTACGATAGAAACTAGACCCCAGTCAGATAACAGTTGAGCAATACGATTACGACGCTGCACATCGTTCTGTGTAAAGTTCGTCTTCTTGCCGTCAAGTGCGAACAGTTCTTTGAAGTGGACAATATAGTATCTGCCCTGCTTATGAAGAATGTGGCATGACTGGTATAGTTTGCGTTCTTTTCTAGAAGCAACACCGATACGGGTAAGAGTCTCACGAACCTTCAGAAAGTCATCTGGTTCAGACAGACTCACTTCTACCATATCCGAAGGTTGCCACTGTACTTCAATTTCAGTTGTCATCTTATTCCGCCTGTATCTAATAGTTTT